CTTCTGGAAAATCTTGCAAATAGAGCAGGTGTAAGTCCCTCCGAAAGATTAGATGAGATTATAAAAGATGAATACTATAGAATAACAAGAGTAGTACCTCAGGAGTCTTCTATTGATCCCTATTGGCATGACAATAGGAATGTAGAGAGTTTTGACTTCTGTGGTAATACAATCTACAGAGCATACAATATGATCAGTCGTCATCACATGGATAATCTTTTGGATGACATTGATGATGAGTTTAGGGTCAGTAAAAATAAATGGGATAGATCTGTAGAGGCAACAAATGAATTACCACATAGGAAGTTGAGGCACTATACAAGTTGGTATGTGTTTTTTAGTATGGTAAAAAAGCATTTGCACAATTATGCAGAGATTACAAATAATCCAAACATAAAGAATTATCAGGTTCAGTCATACTGGGCAAAACGGATGAAGGGAACCAATTCAGAGGATTATAGAAATGAGTTGGATATAACTTACAGGAACAGTCATAGTCATGATAACTTTGACTTGGGAATGATATATTATCTTAATAATCCGTCAAGGATGTATGGTACACTAATTGAGAATGAGGACAGGGAGATTATTCTTCCAGGTGATGAGAATTCTTTACTTATTCATCATTCGCATATCAATCATCAACCAGTTATGCCACCAAAAGTGATCGCGAATAAGTATTATAGGTGTGTTATTGTTGTTGATTTTATGGACCCATCAAAAAAATGAGAGCTTCTGACAGGATTAAATACTTTAGTATAGTATCAAAGATAAACAGCGGTCAGTTAAGTGACATTCAACCAGACGAATACTCCTGGTTGCAAGAGAATCCACATATTTTGCGAGATATGAATCTATCAAGAAAAAAAGAGGAAATTTTGCAAAAATCAGATGGTATTCACGGTACTATAGAAGAGATCCTGTTTTCTTTAGACTTGTCAGATAGAATGTATCGGTGATATAATGTCCACAATACCCTTGCCAGTATGGAACATCTTAAGATACAACCAAATCAGACAATATTAGTTCTTAATTCAAGTTATGAACCAATCAACTTTACAAATTGGAAGAGGGCGGTAATTTTAGTTCTAAAGGATAAGGTTCAGGTTTTATCTGGAAGGGTTGTTAGATTGTTGAATTACATTAGAATACCTGTTAGGAGTATTATGAACAACCGTCCAACTAGGAGTCAGATTTATAAGAGAGATAAGAATTCTTGTCAATATTGTGGGGCAACAACTAAACTCACTATTGACCATGTAATCCCAAGGAGCAAGGGTGGGCAAGATACATGGGAAAATCTGGTTGTAGCATGTTCTTCATGTAATGTCAAGAAGAGTGATAAATTACTTGAGCAGACTAAACTAAAACTTAGGAAGCAACCAAGAGCACCATACAACACAGTTGCAATCGATCTAGCAGAATCTAATGTCCCTGAATGGAGGGAATACAGTTACATTTAGGAATTGGTATGTTTTTTCATAAATTGAATGAGAAGTTTGTAATTGATTATTACAACAAAAAGAATAAACAAATTGAATATGGGATGGATAGTCCCATAGGATTCAAAGGTATGCAGTATTGGGATGTGCATACTACAAATGATGAGGATTTACTTCAGGTAATTCCAAGGAACTATAGAGATGAATGTAAATTCTCTCTAATGGAAGTAAATCATGAAATCCCTGCACACAGTTATGGTGAGGGTGAAGTAGTGATTGATTTTTATATCGCTACTGATCAATGTATTACCCAATTCTATTATCCCATTCAAGATAACACTGAATCTGAAGGTGCCGTATTTTATGATGGATATTTGAAGAAGGGTCGTCGATTCATGGCAAAACCTGGGGATGCATATCTCCTTGATACGTCTAAACCATACGCGATTATTCCTACAAAACCAGGTATAGTTAATCGAAGATGCTTATCTCTACATATTCCCTCAAAGACATTTGCTGAAGCTGTAGAGATGCTCAAATCTACTGATTATATCGATGATTAGAGTTTATGATGACTTTTTGAGTCCAGAAGATTATGAAGTCATTCGTGCATTTTACAATAGTGAGATGGATGATGGAACTTTGGAGGGTTCTTGTGTCTGGTTATATTCTGATGGATGCACTCTAAAAAATGATGGACACTTCCACTTTACATCCCTAGTATTTGCTGCAAATTATATTTTGGTTCCAAAAGCATTTCATTTACTTCAACCTTTGATTGATAAGGCGGGGATGACATCAATTGCCAGAATCAAAACAAATTGTATGCTACAGACTCCTGAATTGATGGTATTCAAGGATGGATTTCATACGGATTTCCCTAAAGATTTGATGACAGGTATATACTACATCAATACAAATGATGGATACACTCTGTTTGAAGATGGACAAAAGTGTGATAGTGTTGCAAATAGGTTTGTTGTGTTTCCTTGTACAACAAAGCATACGGCAACTACCTGTACAGACACCAGACGTAGGTTGTTGATCAACTTTAACTTTACCACCTGCGAATACTTATGATTGAGATTATTGATGATTACTTAGACGCAGAGGTACATGATCGATTATATAATTACTGGACAGGTAATTATGATCAAGGTGATATTGCTAACTCATGTGCATGGATATTTAATGCTGGCATAAATTATCCTGGAGATGGTCATTCTCAGTATATTCATCTAATTTACTCAAAGCATCATATTATTAGTAATGCGTATAATCTTATAGAACCAATAGTTGATAAGGAGGATATGAGTGCGATTGTTAGAATAAAAGCAAATGCAATTACTCAGACTGAAGAACTAGTTGTATTTGACTGGGCATTTCATTGTGACTTTGGTCCTCATGCAGATGATATGATGACTGGTATATACTATGTAAATACTAATGATGGATACACTCTGTTTGAAGACGGAACTAAGGTAGAGAGTGTGGCAAATAGATTTGTCAAATTCCCTGCCACCTTGATGCACACTGGAACATCATGTACAGATGACTATAGGAGAATAGTTATCAATTTCAACTATTATGCAATTTAGCACTAAGCAGATAGAACTACATGTAACTCACGCATGTAATTTTACATGTGAGGGTTGTTCACATTACTCTAATCACGGACACTCTGGTAACTTATCGTATAATACTGCTAGAGATTGGCTATATAAATGGAGTCAGAGAGTTGTTCCTGATACATTTGTAATTTTAGGTGGAGAACCAACACTAAACAAAGAATTAACGGAGATTGTGTATCTGGTCAGGATGATGTATCCAGACCCAGCAGTTAAAATAGATCTGGTATCAAATGCCAGTTTTTTGCATAATCATCCTGGACTTCCTAAAGCATTACTAGCAACAAAAACAAACTTAGCAATATCTATTCACAGCACAAAACATAAAGGATATGTAAGGAAGTTTAAGAGAGGGTATGAATTAGCAAAATCCTGGAAGCATGACCTAGGAGTTCATGTAGAATTCTGGGACTTTACAAATACTTATTGGATACCACAATATAAAGGGTATGGCAATCAAATTATGCCATATGAGGATAATAATCCTAGATTAAGTTGGGAGAAGTGCGTATCAAAACACGCTCTTCAGATACATGAAGGGAACCTATGGAAGTGCCCTGCACTAGCATATCTTCCTATGCAAGCAAACAAGTATAATCTGAGTCAAAAATGGGATCCTTACTTAGAATATAAACCATTGAGACCAGATTGTACTGACGAAGAATTAAATGAATTTTTGAATAGAGAGGACGAGTCGTTCTGTTCTATGTGTCCAGCTAACAAGACTGAACCTTACATTAAACAAGATCCAACATTACCTGTCAGTTATTGGGAGAATCGGTATGATAACATGGGGGATATCATCAAATAGTCATAATGCTGCTCTTGCAGTATTTTCTAATGACTCCCTTATGTTTGCTAGTGAGAGTGAGAGGTTTAGTAGAGTAAAGAATGATCCTGTTCTCAACGATGATCTAATATCTCATGGTTTGAAGTGGGGTAAACCAGACTTAATTTGCTGGTATGAGAATCCTCTTCGTAAGAGGTGGAGGCAGATAAAAGCAGGTCAAGGACCATTCATTGATAACTTCACAAAGTATTTTAATTGTAAGCATAAATTTATTGATCATCACTACAGTCATGCTTGTGCTGGGTATTACACAAGTAAATTCAATAATTGTGCAATCCTTGTTATTGATGCTATTGGTGAGTTTCAAACCCTTAGTATTTGGAAGGCGATAGGTAATCGCATCTATTTGTTGTATGAACTGAAGTATCCCAATAGTATTGGTTTGTGGTATTCTGCCATGACCCAGAGAATTGGGTTAAAACCAAATGAAGAAGAATATATCTTGATGGCATTGTCCTCTTTTGGAGATAGAGACAAACTTACTTCAAAGATACTAAATGAATTGATTGGTATTGACTTTATATCAAAGCGTAATCTTCATCGCGGTTGCATGGACTGGCAACCAGATGCAACTGATGTAGATATTGCTGCAGCAACTCAACATGTATATGAGGTATTATTCAGTGAAGTATTGAGGAAGGCAAAGACTTTGACTGGTTCTGATAATTTAGTCTTCATGGGTGGATGTGCATTGAATTGTGCTGCAAATGGTTTGGCATATGATTATTTTAAAAATGTCTGGATTATGCCTGCCCCTGGTGATGCTGGTTCTGCTATTGGTGCAGTTTTAGCTCATAAAAAGAAGAAGATTAAATTCTCACCATACCTGGGATATAAGATCCTACATCATCATTCAAATAATTCTATTGTTGATTATCTAAAAGATCATAAAATATGTGGACTTGCAAGAGGAAGAGCAGAATTTGGACCAAGGGCACTGGGTGCTAGAAGTTTATTAGCAGATCCTACAAGTCCAGGTATTAAAGACAGAGTAAATGAGATAAAGAAGCGTCAAGAATTCAGACCATTCTCACCAGTGGTGCCATTAGAATATGCTTCAAAATACTTTGACATGCACAATGATATGGTGGAGAGTCCATTCATGCAGTATGCAGTTAAGTGTAAGGCACCAAACTTATTGAGTGGTGTAATTCATGTTGATGGAACTAGTAGAGTACAGACAGTGAAGAAGTCTGATGCACCAAGATTGCATGATCTTTTGATGCGTTGGGGTAAAGAGACTGGTGTACCAGTTTTATTGAATACTAGTTTGAATATTAAAGGTGAACCGATAGTAAATGATGAGACTGATGCTAATCGTTGGTCCAGTAAACATGGTGTCAAGGTATTCTCATGAAGATCTACGAACTTGAAGATAGACCTGAACAAGGTGGTGCTTGGTTTGATCAGGATAGTAGAGAATTATTCAAGAAGAATCTTAAGTCACAACCATCTGATTGGCGATATAGAAATGTTGGTGTGACATATAAATTAAACTCTATGGGATATAGAACTCAGGAGTTTGATCGCATACCATGGCATAAAAGCATTGTTCTATTTGGATGCTCTTATGTGTTTGGTATTGGTTGTGAGTTAAGTGGAACTATTGCTGCAAAATTGAGTGGAATAACTGGTCGTCCAGTGATAAACATGGGAGCACCTGGATCATCTCCCATGTTTGCTCTACATAACTCTGCCAAGTTGAAGGCATTGTATCCTGAACCACTTGCAGTGGTGTTCTCATGGTCTTCATCTCAAAGATGTCCACTATATTTGAATAATGCTGTAGTTCATTGTGGTCAATGGACAGAGGATATTGGTGGACTTGGTAAATCATGGAGGAGATTTGATCATCACAATGAAGAACATTTAAGAATGACAAGATTGACTGCACAGATGATGTGGAGTAATACAAAATACTATGACTTTACACTGTATGCTGCAAATAGGAAGGCAATAGATTGTGATTACATTAAGCAGGTGGATAAGTCCAGAGACCTTGTTCACTCTGGAGTTGTGACTAATGAAATAATTGCAAAACAGATTGCACAATCCATAGATATGTGATAAAATCCAGACAGTCAGGAGAGTATATGACTAAACGAACTTTTACTGGTAGAGGTGGTGAGACTTGGGAGTGGGAAGAAACTCCTGAGGTTGTTGCAGCACTCAAGCAACTTCATATCTCATCAGTCGCCACCAAATTGAACAAACCACACCCATTTAAGAATGAACAAAGCACCTCTGACTCCTGAAGAAGTATTAGAAGCATCTAATCAGTTCTTCCCTCTATTTGATATTGTTCTCCGTAACATGCCAGAGGGTTCTACTACTGAGGACACTCTTAAAGTGATGGAGACTGTCTGTGCTCTTGCACATAAACTCCGTGCAGAGAAGGAAGAACAATCAGCACCATTTGGATTCAATAAAAAAGATGACGGAACAACAGACGAAGATCACTGAGAGAATTCCAACTTTACAGGATTCTTTGGGATCTAATCCCACGATTGAGCAAAACATTCCAGAAGATGTTGAATGGATTGATGATGCGTTTTACATTAAAAAAACTAGATTTGGCTTGCATACTAGTGTTCTTAAAGAACCCCTTGGTGCTAACTTCATTACTGCTCTAGAGTATGAAGGGTGCTTGAAGGTAACCCGTTGGCATCTTAAGTGCTTACAGGAAGGCACTCTTCAAAACTATACTCGTAGAGCAAATGTGACCGCTGGAGTCAAACTATGAGAAAATTGATCAACAAGATCAGAGACTATATACAGAGATTCAGGAACAGAAACAGAGATCCCTTTATCTACAAATGACAAACTACGACTTTGAATTTACTACGCTTGATGAGCGTATCGCTGAATTGGAGTCTCGTGTGCGAGAACTCGAAAAAATCATTGACAAATTGTCAGTTACAAAATATAATTCTCTTGATAACTATTCCCTTGGTGACAAATGAAGATCTTCCTTGATACTGCAGATACTAACGAAGTCCGTAAATACTTTGCATCTGGACTCGTTGACGGAGTTACTACTAACCCCTCCCTGATTCGTAAGGCAGGTCGTGATCCTGAGGAAGTATATCAGGAGATGATTGATATTGGTGTGACTGATGTCAGCATGGAAGTTGTTGGCACCGTAGGTGAGATGTATGAAGATGGTGTTCGCCTTGCTGAGAAGTTTGGTGCTCCTGCCACTATCAAACTCCCATGCACTCCTGATGGTCTTATGGTCTGCAAAGATTTGACCAAACTGGGGATCAAAACCAACGTAACTCTTGTCTTCTCTGTTGCACAAGCAGTGATGGCAATGAAGGCAGGTGCAACCTATCTGTCTCCTTTTGTTGGACGTTGTAATGATAACTCCTTCAGTGGTGTTGAATTGGTTCGTGCTATCGCAACCTGTCGTTCTGTCCATGGCATGAAGACTGAAGTGCTTGCTGCATCTCTGCGTGATGCACATCATGTCTCCCGTTGCTTCACATATGGCGCTGACATTGTTACGATGCCATCTAAAGTATTCAATGCAATGTATGACAGTGTGTTGACTCGTGAGGGACTTGCTATCTTCCAACGTGATTATGAAGCATCTCTTGAGGCACTTAATACACCTGAAGTAACTGTATTCTGATTATGTATGAAGAACTAAATTGTTTTGAAGAAGCACTCAAACACTTTGGAACTAGAGTCGAAGTTGTCTGCGCTTTGGAACTTGGTGGTAGACTCGATCCTGAGGATGCCTATCAGATGATCAAAGATGAGATGAAGGAACTCAAAAAGTGTCGTAAACAGTTTAACAAAAACAATGACCGCTAAAATCTATGAGTCACCTGATGGTGGCAAGACAGTTTATGTTCGTGAGGTGGGTAGTGATGAACCACGTCGTCAGATCTACCCTGATCTCATGAATCAAGTGCAGGCAACATCCCCATACAATGATGGATGGACACAGCAATTCTACAGAGAACAGTGGCCACCTTATGTACCTGATGGGTTCAAAGATAAATATGAGAACTACCAAGCAGTTCTTGATGATGGTTGGGAGTTTACTGGTGATGGATTCTGGATTAAATGTAGTTGATAAATAAGTAAATAAAGGAAGTATGGTTGTAAGATGGCAGCACAATTAACCGCCACTGGGGTTACTTTTAGTGACGGTACATCATTATCTTCTAAGTATTCTGTTCTGGACCAAGGAACACAAAGTGTATTTTATCAGGCAGCAGCACCCACTGGATGGGTAAAAAATACTGCACACAATGATAAAGCACTGCGTTTGGTTAATGGTGCAGGTGGTGGATTTGGTTATGGTAACACCTCAGGTGCTGGTGGTAGTAACTTTAGTACTGTATTCCCAGCATCTACATCTACTCTTGCGGTCAGCTTTAGTGCAACAGCACCTGTAAGTGGTACTGTTGGCGGTCATACTTTAACAACTGCTGAAATTCCAGATCATACTCATAACTCTGGTCTTGGGGGAACTGCAAATGCATCCTCTGGTGGTAGTAGTTTTAGAACACCAGGTAGTAATCAAACTGGTGGTGTAAACTCTCCTCAAGGTATTGGTCAGGCACACAATCACCCGTTCTCTGGTCAAGTAACCCTAAATGCCACTGGTTCTGGTAGTATTGATTTAAGAATTCAATATGTTGATGTAATCATCTGCTCGTTCTCCTGATATGGCACGTTTAACAGGGACAGGGATCTTATTTGACTTAGTTGATCCAAATAATAAGATAGATTCATTTTATTGGATGTATCCTGCTGGTACTAAGAAGTTCTTTTACCAAGCAGCAGCACCTACAGGATGGTCTCAAGATACGTCAATGGGTGGAGATAAAGCACTGAGAGTTGTGAATGGAAATGGTGGAGGACAGGGTGGAACCACAGCGTTCTCTTCAGTCCTATCTTCTAGTAGTGGTAATGTTACTGTCGGTATTAGTACACAAATGGTAGTGAATGTTGTACCAGGACAAGGTACAATGATTGGTAATCATACATTAGCATTATCACAATTGCCAGAGCACAGTCACCCATCAGGTCTTGGACCCACTGGAGGTTCTGGTGCAACACCATTTAGTAATACTGGTGCTCGTACAGTGAGTGGAAGTACATCAACTGGCACCATGGTTCCTGCTGGCGGTGGTGGTTCTCACGGACACCCATTTAGCGGAACTTCTCAAATTACCACAACATTTAGTGATGGAGTTAATATGGCGGTAAATTATGTGGATGTTATAATCTGTACATTGAACTAAATACGGTATACTTGATTTGTTATGGCACAGATTAAACCTGGTAATTTTTGTCCATTAATTGGTAAAGATTGTATCGGACTTGAATGTTCTTGGTACACTCAAATTAGGGGAACTAATCCTAACACTGGACAACCAGTAGATGAATGGGGATGTGCAGTTACATGGATGCCCATGTTACTTATCGAAAACTCTCAACAACAGCGTTCAACAAGTGCTGGTGTGGAGTCATTTAGGAATGAGATGGTGAAGGCAAACTCAAGTAATATCGATGTCTTATCTGCAGCAGCACAAATGCTGCATCAGGCAAGAGACCAAAAAGTAATTCCTGCAGATGTAAAAGAGGTGGACGAATGAAACAATTTACCTTAATTGAGGCGGATAAGTATATCAGAATTGATAGCACAGGTATCTTCTTTACTGAAGATAACTGGCCTTTTGCTGATATTGAACATCTGTGGGCAATCCAGTGGAAGGATAATGGTACTGAAGATGGAACTGGTGAGGTAGAGTATGACTCTCCCGTTCCTAATACACCTGCAACTCGTGCAATGATCGAACGTTATGTTGATCATTTTAATAAAGAGAAGGATCGTCAAGAAGAAGAGCAGCGCAAGGCAGAAGAAGCAGCGAGAGCAGAATCTTTGTCCTGGCAAGAGGCGATGGCAGAGTTAGAAGGTCAAATGGAGGAGATGCAGAAGAGGCATGATTCTAATCTTCGCGCTGTAGCATCTGATCATGACTCACAGATGGCTAAGTTAGAGCAGGAACATTTCAAACAAATGGATGAGATGAGTGGTATTGAGCGTAAAATCATATCACAATCTCAAGAAGATATTCATAGAACTCATGAACGCATTGCACAAGCACATGAGGAATTCTTCTATGGTGAGGAGAAGATTCAGGACAATATTAGCGAGAGTGAGAAGAACTTCCAGTTTGAAGCTGGATATGAGAATCTGACTGTATTTGATGGTAATGTAGATCCATCCCTATTTGATGATGCTGTAGATGATTCATTCTTTGAGGTTGAAGAAGCAGAGATTGTAAAACCTGAGGATATTGACACTGATGATGTTCTTGATCAGATAGATGGTGGTGTCATCAGTGATCAGATTATCGGCATTGATGAACAAATTGGTGACATTGATATGGATGTACTTGACAGTGAGTTCAGTCTTGAGTTATTATTTGAGGAAGACAGTACGGAGCAAGTCGTCAATGACATTGAGAAAATGATCTCAGAAGACGATTCCGATACTCCTGACGCTGAAATCCCTGATAATGAACCAACAACTGATTGACAATAATTATATTATTGTACCAAATTTTATAGAACCATTTAGAGCAGAGATATTAGCAAAACAGTTTAAAGAATACTGTAATACTCATGAACTTTCTGATGACCCACAGGTTCCAGGAAGTAATGCAAAGTATGAATTCAAACCATTCATTGAACTTTTGGTTGCAAAGAACCAAGAGGTGTCTGATCTGGTTGGAGAATCTGTTTTGCCGACATATTCTTATGCCAGAGAGTATAAGAATGGTAATGTTCTTCCAGGGCATGTTGATAAAGCACAGTGTGAGATCTCACTCACTATTAACTTAGAGTGTGATGAAGCATGGACTATTTGGATTTACACACCTTCAGGTGAGAAGAAGTGTATTGATTTGAGTCCAGGTGATGCTATGCTATACCTAGGTATGGTTGGTGAGCATGGTAGAGATGCTTTTAAGGGACAGTCATGCTCACAAGTATTCTTGCATTATGTTAGACTGCATGGTCCTTGCTTCCAATACTACTTTGATAAGGGTCAAAGATATAAGGAGGATGTGGTGAAGACCACTACAACAATCTCTGGTGAGAATAAGTTGCTAGATTATGTCAAGGTCTACGATAATGTCTTCACATCAGAAGAATGTAAGATGATTCTTGATGAATATCGGGACTGTGAGCACTGGACACCAGCAGGTGTTAGTTCTAACAACGTTCAAAACCCTAGTGTTCGTAACTGTGACATAATATCTACATCTACCCCACAGATAATCAATAAGAATAAAGATATTCGCAGCAAGATTGATACTATGATCTTCAAGAAGGCAAATGATGCTGCACAACAGTATATCAAAGACTTCCCTGCATGCTTCTTAAAGTCTGATAGTGGATATGATCTGCTGAGATATGAGACTGGTGGATATTATAGACAACACACTGATAGTTTTCAAGAACAACCAAGAACTGTTGCTATGTCTATAAATTTAAACGATGATTATGAAGGTGGCAACATGGCATTCTTCAATCGGGAAGTTCAAATTGGTGCAGCAGCAGGTAGTGTAATACTATTCCCTGCTAATTTCATGTATCCGCATGAGATTATGGATGTTATCAAAGGAACAAGATATTCTATTGTCACTTGGTTTACTTGATGCTATAATAGTAAAAACGTGGAGTTTTAATGGCACTATCTGAATCAGTTAAAGACTCTCTAAAAGAGGCAGAAGCTAATCTTCGCAATGCACTAGCATTTGCTGCTCGTGGTGAGAAACCACATGTATGTAAGACTATTGCTGAGATGATCGCTAGCATTGAGACAATGCAAACTATTGATGACATCTTTGATAAGTTGGACAATCGTAAAGATGGTGACTCTGGTCGCTGGGGTCCGTTGACTGATCTGGGTGAATGATTAAGTGATCCCAAAGGAATCATTAACTTCGCATAGATAATGTTAGAATGTCAACATAGTTAAGAGGTCTTTGCCCATGCCAGTCAATTTGCATCAGAAGTTCAATCACTATCTGCACACACCCAAAAAACTAGATCTGCAAGACATTGATGAGCGTGTCATTAGTTACGGTTGGACTGATGATGGCAAAGATCTGACTGGTTACTATGTTCAAACAGAGACTTACCGCATGTACTTTGACTTGAAGGAGAGATTCAAATACAAAGAAGTATGGGAAGAGTCTGCATAGATAATATACCTATGATATAAATCTATGGAGTGGGATGCTCGCAAAAGAAATATATTGAACAGGGTGGGGTTATTATGCCTCGCCCTTACTCATGACTATCGAAAAGAGAATTACTGGCGTATTGATAGAATTGAGGCAACTGAAGGTGTCACTCTCGACACTAAGTTTAAGCGTAGAGAACTTGATAACAACTTAGATATTGGTCTATTTGTTATTGATTGCGAAAAACGCAACAAGAAGTACTTCAAAATCAGTATGATCAATGAGGATCTTGAATTAACGACCCATGCTTTTGTCGATTTTACTACATCCAGGGTACATCGGGTGAAGGGTAAAACTGCCGATAAAACTGTACACTGGGACCTTGAAGAGTGCATAAGATTATGTGATTGGAGAGGGTATTACCTTAATAAAGATCCTGAATGAGCGATGACCGAAAATTTATTGTACGATACAATCCTGAATTACTATGATATTGGTCCTGGGTGGTGGAGAAAACCGTTATCGGTGAAGTTTATCAACGGATCACCATCAATGAGAGTATTCTTCTTAGATCCTGCTGCAAAGTTGTGGCAGATTACTTGTGAAGGGACTCATGATTTTTATGAGAGTGGTGGATCAAATCAATTTAAATGGATTCCGAATGGTAAACATGGTAAATGTTCGCCATTTTTATACTCTGGTAAGATATTGGTCGCTCCAGAGAAGTGGGACGCATACTATGCCCCATATCCAAAATGCAGTCTATTATTCCGTGATGGGATCTTAGAAGTGGTGACACACATAAAGAGTTATGCTTGAATAAAACCTCTTGACTTTTGGTTGAGAGGGTTTTATACTAGGACGTACACCATGTGAGTAAACATGCAACCCTGGGAACGCATCGAACGAAAACTCAATGAAATTGAGGAAAAGATTGAAGACATTCGTAAGGATGTAAACTCTTGGAGACCTGCTGAATGGGAATCATACTACGAGAATGATCCTTTTGCCAAAACTAAAACTGATAAGGAAAAGGAACGTGAGTATAATTTGGCAGAGCATCGATATGAAGCAATGAGGGCACAGCTTGATCTCACTGGTAATGTAGACCTAGATTATTGGTATGGATCATGAACCCAGATGACATAACATTGGACACTATGAATAGATCTTTTGAGTATGAGAAACTTGCTCGGGAGATTGATACAATTAAGGACGTTGACACCCTGCGTAATGTAGCAAAGTCTTACGTCAAACTGTTCCTTAAGCAGAAGGAGACGGTAGGATCTATAGCAAAGATGAAGATCGATGAGATGTAGTTGCTCATCATGATACATATGATAGAATTGAATCGCTGAGAAGGAACTAATCAGATGAATCCAGAGTTTGACAAACATCAGTGGGGACTTATCCTCCGTGCTCTCCGTGAGCGTCGTGGACATGAGATGTGTGGCACTAAATGGTATCAAGAATATTCTGACATGATCATTGCCATTGAGAATGGCATGAGCAATATTACTGAAGCAACAGAAGACGATTGGGAAGACTTTTGGTCTAGTGACTCAAGAGGACTTACTTCAAATGGCATGTATTGATATGGTGACAAATACTCATCATTATTGATTCTGCTATAATACATACATTGATCTTAGATTGACACTATGAAGGTAGGAATGATCGGACTTGGACGGATGGGAGAGGGTATGTCCCGCCGTCTTATCGCAGCAGGACACGAAGTACATGGGTATCGCAACAACTATAAAAAAGCTGAAGAGCAATTTGAAGCGGGTTATATCAGTGGATGTACCACTACTTTGGAAGGTCTTGTTCAAGTAGTTAAAACAAAAGAATTGTATGGAGAGAAGTCTGGAGAGACTGTGAGATTCCCACAACCTGGGGTATTCATGATGGTAGTCCCAGCAGAAACAGTAGAGGACACTATCAATGAGTTATTACAGTTTTGTAGTGAGGGAGATATTATTATTGATCATGGCAATAGCAATTTTAAGGACAGTAGGAGGCGGGCAGAGCGTCTTGCAAAACTTGGCATCGCGTATCTTGACTGTGGTACTAGTGGTGGTGTGTACGGTCTGGAGCGTGGATACTGTCTCATGGTTGGTGGCGGAAAGTCTGCAGTCGATGTCTGCCGTCCACTCTTTGACGCACTCGCACCAGGTATCGGCGGAGCGCCTAGGACCAGTGACAGAGACAACTTTACTTGGTATCCAGAAGAATATGGATGGATGCATTGTGGCGATCCAGGAGCAGGTCACTTTGTAAAGATGGTTCATAATGGTATCGAGTATGGTATCATGCAGGCATATGCTGAAGGATTCAACATTCTACACGAAGCAAATGCAGGTTCCAAGTACGTCAAAGCAGGAGACGCAGAGGTCGCCCCAATGGACAACCCTGCCGATTATCAGTACGACATTAACGTTGCTAAAGTTGCTGAGTTATGGCGTCGTGGTAGCGTGGTTGGCAGTTGGTTGCTTGACCTTACCGCTGATGTTCTACGCAGCGATAGAGAGCTTAGCAAGTTCGATGGGGGAGTATCAGACAGTGGTGAGGGTCGTTGGACGGTTCACTCTGCTGTGGATCTTGGCGTACCCGCTCCTGTCATCAGCAGTGCGCTTTGGGCACGCTTTGAGTCGCGCCGTCTGGGTGCTTTCACTGCCAAGGTTCTGAATGGCATGAGAGCAATGTTTGGCGGTCACGATGTCCGATGAAGTTCATGTAATTTGTCCTCGTTGTGGGGGTAAAGGATGTGATAAATGCCATAATGGTTGGGAGTGTAACAAATATGCTGAGGAATTCTATCCTCACAGTAACACACCCAACCCAAGTTATGGCAAAGAATGCCCAAAATGTAAGAGATTTGGAGAATTAGTGTAATGAATAACAACAATTACAAGACATGCACCAAGTGTGGTGGTAAAATCTGCCCATATTGCTATAAAAAACCATGAATTATGATTCTTCTTCTGAACAAATGACTACACCATCATACGCTGATCAACGCAAAGAGCGTCTTGATGATGCAATGTTTGATTATCTCTCTGATGGTAATGTTGATGCACAGCAGACATATGATGACCTGATTAACTCAATCAAAGGTGATGCAGCATACTATAAGAAGCATTGGGAGAAGTGCAGAGATCTCCTCTTCAAGATGGGATACTATGGTTCTGTAGAGGAAGATGTCAATATTGTTGATGGTATTGCATACAGTGCGTCAGCAGATGAAGGAGTTCTTAAGTTTGATCGTCACCGCATCCCATCACGCTACTGATCTGCTATGATTTGGGGGTAACGCACACGACACCATGTCTTATCCCCTTGGCATCGACAATCCCATCGCCGTTAAGCAAGTGTTGGGCAGCACCAACTGGGCACTCTACTGGAAGGAAGACTGGATCAAGATCGGCACGTTCCCCAATCAATTCGTTGCAATGGGTGCTCGCCGTGCCATCCTGACAGGGATGGGTTACAACTGAATAACTGTCACAGGGGGGTTGCCAGGAGACTGGTAACCCCTTATTATTAAATCAGTTCAGACATCCACCATGACCACTGAATTCGCAGACTTCGTTGCTTCACAAGATGCTCGCAATGAGATCGAACTGAACATCACTAAGCATTGCTGGACACTGTGCGACAAACTTCAAGAGAACTACATTGAGTACTCTAAGAAGTTGATCAGCAAGTGCGCTGCTGTTGAGGGTTCTGAGATCAGTCCTTATCACCAAGCAAAGTTGGAGCGACTGGAGCGTGGTGAGTCTGACTATGAATTTGTACTGGACTCTTCTGGTCGTAAGTACCACAAGATCTGGGAAGTAATTAAAGCCACCCCAGGTCGTCTTGGAGGTGAGTCCCGTTCATGTCATGCCTTCATCAATAAGAAGACTGGTGAGGTCTTCAAACCTGCATCTTACAAAGCACCTGCTAAGATTGCAAGGTTTAACCTGCTGTTGATTGAATCCCGTGAAGCGTGCTTCAACAACTGCGACTGGGCAGGTGCTTATCTCTATATCCGCTGAATCATGAAAAAGTCTAGAATCCGCAGGGCACTCAAGTATTCCTTGGGTGTCGCTCTGATCCTACCTGCTGTCTCTGCTATTCTCTATCTGGTAGCATTGGCACCAGCACCCATCGCCTTTGGTGCTATCCTTGGTCTTATCTCATTCCCATTCTTCCTCTTCTTCGCACGATGAGTATTCCTGATCTGCAAATGCTGGTGCTGCTCCTGCTGCCAGCAATGCTGATGTCAGTTCTAATTCTTTGGACATTTGCTGCTGGAGGATGACTACTACACACAAACTAATCTTTGTAGCATCATTCATATGGATGCTACAATGGGGAACCAGAGTTACCACGGTGGCCATCAATGCTCTACTATGAGATGAATGGATATGGATTCCCAAAGTATCTCTGTGAAGATATACTTTGTTGGTTTGCCAAGTCCTTCTACCCAAGACACAAGATAGACATCACTGTAAACCATCGCGGTTTGAAGCGCGAAGGTGTTTATGGATGGTGTGACATCATGGAGAATGAGCGTAGACCACGCACATTTTTGATTGAGATCCAATCCAATCTGGATAAGAGAACTTATGCAGAGACATTGGTGCATGAACTTATTCATGTGGGACAGTGGATTGATGGTGATCTTACCCTGAAGAAGGGATCACTCTGTTATAGGGGAATTGTGGTTGGTCCTGAGATGACTGAACCACATGAAGTTGAAGCATATGAGGGTGAGAGGGATCATCTTCTCAAGTTTATGTGTGACAGCGGCAGGGTATGGACAGGTTTATAAGTGTAACAAACACTTGGCCGCGGTGACCATACCATGTATACTTGATATGTGGAGGGGAGACCCGACACAACTATCACGAGAGGTAAACTAAAATGTGTTCTCATCCGCAGAACCGCCTCTCAACCAACACAAAGGAGAACCATCATGTCTGGAGATCAAGTCAACCATAGTGTCAATGATGATGCTGAGGAAGAGATGATCGACCTTAGCGTACCTGATGAGTACAATGAGTACATTCATCAGAATGTTGTCAAACCCTGGCGTGATGGCAATCCACTGTCAGAGTAAGCATTGACACTCTGACCTTTATAAATTACAATCAAGGAGTCCGATCACCGAGCAATGGCATCTAAGTATCTTTACATCATCGAGCACTACGTTCCATTCCCACAGTCTGAATACGGTGGCATCTGGAATGTCATTGCCGAGAATGATGAAGAGTGTTTTGACCTGATCACTGCTGCCGATAGTGGTGATTTTAATGTGCAGTATTATGGTGATCTCCGTGAGAACATCACAAACGCACAAGTTTACAAACTTGACGAATCCAACGTTGTCTCTGGTATTGTAGAAGAATTCACCACATGAACATCACTACTCTCGATCCCCAATTTGTCAAATCACAAAAAGATCGCATGGCACATCTTCAATCACAACTTGAGAAGATTGTCAGTGAGATGAAAAACATTCAGGAGTTTCTAAATGAATTCGACAGACCCAAAGCATGATGAATCGATGCTAGAGATTGAGGAGTTCTACATGCGACGACTCAATGTTCTGGTAGAGGACAATCGCTTCAATGATGCCGATTGTATCTTTGAAGAGTTTGTGATTGATGGTCATGAACCTGATGAATATCTCTTCTTGCCTGATATGACCGATGCCCTATAAACCGTGTCGCGATGATTATGTAATCTGGGACACTTACCCCAACCCTTTAGAGGGTTGGGTTTATTTTGTAGACACCAATTACATAACAATAGAGATTGGGGTAAAGTGTAAGGATGATGAGAACATCAAAGACTGCCCATTGCACAAAAAGTATCATTGTTTAGTGGTATGCTATCCTCAAGACTGGCATCAACTTAAATATGTGAAGAACAGGAGAGAAGAATGATCAAATACAAACAAGAATACACTGGAAGTGGTAGTGGTCTAGGTTGTCAGATTTCCGCATATGCGATGATGACTGCACTAGCAAAAGACAGTGGACTTGAATGGGTAATTGGTAAAGAAGATCTTCATCTCCTGAGAAGCACATTTGATCTTGATCTTACAATTAGTGATGGTGGAGAGTATAAAGCACTTGAGATTGAAGATGAAGTAGGATATAATAAGATTAAAGAGATGCTTACTGATAATAGTGAGCTGTATGTGTATCCAACTCCTTACAATCTTAATTGTGAACATACTGATAGTATTGCCAGTAGTTTGACATTTAAGGAGCACATTCAAGAGAAGTGTCACGAGTTCAGGGACAAGTTTAAGGGTGAAGTTATTGCCATGCACGTTCGCAGAGGTGATTTCTTTGACCTGAGCAGTGGTATGTTTGTCTGTGGTGCTGATTACTATCGTAAGGCATTGGATGAACTACCACCAGATCTACCTGTATTGATCTTCTCAAATGACAAGGATAATGTAATTCTTGATCATGAATTGATTGCAAATAATCCAGAGCGATTTACGTTCATTACCGACTTATACAATGATAATGAATTGATCGATTGTGACGATGGTCAAGAATTAGATCGATTGATTGATAATGACGGACGTTACTCTAAGTTCAATTATAAGCATGGTCTTATTAAATTGGCTCAAAACCAGTTAAAGAAGGCTTCTGATATGATGGAGATAACAGGATCTACTCCATTCACTGTATCAGAACTAAAACGTCAAGTGGTACAGATCTCAAAACAGTTGCATCCAACATATAAGAGTAAAATCAAAGGGTTGCATTACAGTGCAGCATATGATTTGTGTTTGATGACTATGTGTGATTACATGATTATGGCAAACAGTTCTTATGGACTGTGGGCATCTGTGCTTGGTAATCCTAAAAAAGTGATTTATCCAATGTATTGGATGCAAGGACACCCAGAAGATGGTCATGCACTGATTAAAACGGATCTCAATGGTTTTAATCAAACAAAGCAACTTGCTGGATGTTTTATTAAGAACAACTATATACCTGTTGAGAATCCTGATCCACGTTCGTTTGAGGTCGTAAACTAATGTCTGATAGAGCAAAAAGGTTAGAAACTGAGTATCTGAAGCAGATGCACGCTCTGCTAAAAACAACACACGATAAGAAGTCAAAAATTGGTGTGCGATCATTAGGTGGATTTGTCCGCGCCCTGGTGGATGAGTGTCCTAGCATGAATTTGAAGACAGCGAAGGAATTATTCCAAATTGCTGAAGAATTGGAAGAACTATCCTAACCAGTTGAATAAGTGGCACACAGACGCTTCTAGGGGTCTTAGAAGCGCATATTATGTACAAGTAAGGCAATTCACCTCATGGACGACTACAACGAGTTCCAACTCCAAAACATGATGAACATGGATGATCTTGATCTGGAGTCTCTTCTGAACGAAGAGTATCCCCAAGAGACTGAACTTCCCACGGATCTGCTTGATGACTTCTGAAGATTGGCGCTACAGTGAAGAGCGCATGGACGTTAGAACACAGGGACTGAACATTCTACTAAAGAAGTTTGGATCTGAGCTGTGTTCTGATGGTTCACCGCGCTATTCAACCCAAAGCATCTATGAATGTATTCATGATTGGGTGTCACAGGGTAACAAGCGAACAGACGGCATTGTAGCGTACTACAAAGCGTACTATGGGAATTAGACTCCCAGAACCCAAGAACGGTGCTGGTCTCATACCCTTCGGATTATCTTTATTATTCGGGGTATCCATTATCGTGTTTGGGTACTATCATAATGACATGCACCTGATGACGGTGCTCAAAAACGCTGGATTCATCAAATGATCATCATCACTTGTGAAGAACACGGTTGTGCTTACAGCATCGATGCTGAAGGTACATTGTTCTATTCTCCACTCATGGTCGGTGGCGGACTTGAGACCGAAGACTGGACTGAAGTCGATCACATGGCAATGCTTGGTGAAGACGAGAAGGATCGTGAGATCACGAACAGGGTACTGGAGCAATTGATTCTTGCAAACCAGGCACTGGGGTGGTACTATACAGAAGTTCCGATGGCAGTCTGATGGCAACCACTCATTCCTACTACAAGGTTGAAGTTGACTTCCCCGAGTCACCTCAGCACCCGATCATCTACTTCCGCAAGTGCCGCAAGTGTAAGACTGCGAAGGGTATGGATCGCCAGCACAATCGTATGGTCAATGAGTCCTGCGATCAATGGCGTGATTATCAGTTCCGTCGTCTTACTGTATCGCGTGTGCCACAGGATGTTGCCGTTAAGCACTGGTCAGTATCATGAATGCCACCTTCCGCACCATCGACGCTCAAATCCGTCGCACCATCATCAACAAGATTGAGAACTATGACATCATAGACCTCAAGCGCATTGCTTTTGAGGTAAGATGT